GGTAAGGGCCCGTTCGCCGCGTCCATCGTGCTGGCGGAAGCTGCCGGGCCTACGGTGTTCGCGGGGTTCGCTGAGGGTGGCGAGTATTACCGCTGTGCCGAGCATGGGTGTCCGTGTGGCTGGCGCTATGACTACGCCCCGGGCGAGCCTATGGCGCTGCCTCAGCCCACTCCGCTGATTCAGCTACTCGCTACGTCGGAAGACCAGGTTGCGAACGTCTACCGGCCGCTTAAGGCGATGATCCGGCATGGCTCCCTGGGCGCTGTGATGAACGTCCGCGAGGGGTTCGTCAAGGTCGGCGAAGAGGGCCGAATAGACGTCGTCACATCGTCCGCGCAATCGCGTCTCGGTAACCCCATCACGTTCGCCATTCAGGATGAGACCGGCACGTATTCAGCGACTAACAAGATGATCAAAGTTGCTGAGACGATGCGCCGTGGTCTCGCCGGTATGTCTGGCCGTTCGCTGGAAACCACGAACGCATGGGCGCCGGATGAAGTCTCGACGGCACAACGCACCTTTGAGGGCAAAGCCGAGGACGTTTACAAATTCTTCCCGCAGGCACCCCCGACACTGAGTTACCGCAATAAGGCTGAGCGCCGGAAGGTTCACCGCGCTGTGTACGCCGGGTGCGACCACATCGACCTAGATGCGATTGAGGCCGAGGCCGCTGAGCTACTAGAGACAGACCCCGGGCAGGCTGAACGGTTCTTCGGTAACCGGGTGGTCGCCGGGCATGGCGCGTGGATTGAGGCGTCACAGTGGCTATCCCGTGCGGTCGACCGCGAGTTGCCCAAGCCATCGACATACAAGCTTATGCGGGTTCCGATTGTCCTCGGGTTCGATGGTTCGGACTCTGACGACTGGACGGGCATACGCGCTGAGACGATGGAAGGTTTCCAGTTCACCCCCTCGTACGGCCCCAGTAACCGTCTGACGTTCTGGGATCCGGCGGAGTGGGGCGGACAGGTTCCGCGTCTGGAAGTCGACGCGGCGGTTAGCGAGCTGTTCGCCAAGTATGACGTCAAGCTCATGTACTGCGATCCGCCGTATTGGGAAACGGAAGTAGACCAGTGGGCGGAGCGGTACGGCGAGCGTCGCATTATTCGCTGGCACACGCGCCGACCGGTTCAGATGCACGCTGCGGCGGAGCGTCTCAAGACGGACGTCATCAAGAAGGATTCCAACTTTACGCATGACGGCTGTAAGCAGACTGCGCGCCACATGTTCAACGCGCGTATGGCTGCACGGCCGTCAGATCGCTATGTGCTCACTAAGCCTGAGCACCGCCGAAAGATTGACCTAGCAGTGGTCAGCGTCCTCGCGCATGAAGCGCGTTCGGATGCGGTCGCCGCTGGTCTCCTGAAAAAGAAACCGCTGTATATGGCTGCTTGAGTGTGGCCAGGGAAGAGGAACCCTTGGCCACTTATGACGAGGCGCTATCGCTAGTCGGCTCGCTGGAAAGCGAGCTAATGAACCGGCGTCCGACCATTCAGCGAAACAAGGACTACTACCGGGGCGAGCAGAAACTCACGTTCGCGTCTGAGCAGTTCGCCAAGTTTCACGGTGACCGGTACAAGAATTTCTCTGACAACTGGGTACAGGTCACGTCGGATTCGCCGGTTGAACGCCTGACGGTTAATGGCATTCAGCCGGTGGGGGCAACTGAGGCGGACGATGAATCCTGGCGGGTCTGGCAGCGCAACGGGCTGGACGCTGATTCGCAGCTTGGTTTCCTTGGCGCTGTGAATTCGGGCCGGTCCTTCGTCCTGGTGTGGGGCAACCCGGAGGACGAGGAAACGCCGGAAGTTACCTTCGAGGATGCCTCGGATTGCATCATTGCGTACGAGCCTGGTAGTCGCAGGCGCAGGCGTGCGGCATTGAAGCTGTGGGAGGACGGGAACGAGACTTACGCGTTCCTGTACCTACCGGATGAGGTTTGGAAGTTCCGGCAAGCGACCATTAGCCCACTGGACGGCAAGACGCCGCAGATGAAGGCGGTCGATGAAGAGTTCAAGCTGTGGGACATACTCGACGTAGACGGCGAGCCTAACCCGCAGCCGAACCCCATGGGCGTTGTCCCGATGGTGGAACTGCCCAACCGGCCCATGCTCGCCGAGGATCCCATATCGGATGTGTCCGGCGTGGTCGCGATGCAGGATGCGGTAAACCTCCTGTGGGCCCAGTTGTTCACGGCCGCTGACTATGCGTCGTTCCCGCAGCGAATCGTCCTCGGCGCCGAAGTGCCGGAAGTCCCGATTCTGGATTCGGCGGGGCAGATCGTTGGTTCGCGCCCGGTCGACCTTGAGCGCTTTGCCGTTGACCGAGTGATGTTCTTCACCGGTGACGACGTCAAGGTTACCGAGTGGACAGCGGCAAACCTTGAGGCGTACAGCAGCATCATTGAGGTAGCCGTGGGCCACATTGCCGCGCAGACGCGCACGCCCCAGCACTACCTTTCCGGCAAGATGACGAACATTAGTGGCGATGCACTACTCGCTGCGGAAACCGGCCTGGTTAAGCGGGTCGAGGAAAAGCAGATTTGGTTTGGGCAGGCACTACGCGAAATGTTCCGCCTGGTTGCGCTTGCGCAGGGCAATGACGCTAAGGCAGACGCTATCGCTGGTGGTCGCGTTCTCTGGGCCGATGCCGAATCGCGCAGCCATTCCCAGCTCGCCGATGCTCTGCTCAAGCTCAAGCAGATCGGATTCCCCTTCGAGTGGATCGCGCTCAAGTACGGGCTAACCCCGACTGAGATCGTCGACATGCTCAAGATGCGGGAGCGGGAGGCCCAGCTAGATCCCATCGCGGCAGCTACTGCGCTGATGACGCACGCCCCGCAGGCACCTACTGAAATGAGTACGTGATGTCAGCCACCCCGCTAGCCGTTGCTCACCAGGTTGCCCGTGGTGCGCTGGCTAGTCGGGTGGCTCGCTTGACTGCCCGGTTTTGGTCCCGGGTCGACGAGAACAACATTGTTGACTCGTGGGCCCGGATGGTGCCGGTTGTCGCCGAGCTGATCGCCGATGGTCAGTACGAGGCAGCGCTAGCGGCGGATCCGTTCCTAGCGCAGGTGCTCGGGGATATCGACAGCGAGGGGAGCATCGCCCCTGAGATGTTCGCCGGTATTGCCGCTGATGGTCGCCCGCTACCGAACCTGTTGATGTATCCGGCGTGGACGGCCGTGAATGCGCTGACTCGCGGCATGTCGCTGGTCTACGCGCTGGCGTCCGGGCAGGCGTTCTTGGATCTCTTGGTGCGTACGCAGATAGCCGACATCGGCCGTCAGGCGGACCTTACGGGGATGATCGCCCGCCCTGCTGTCACGTCCTACATTCGCGTTGTTGAGTCCCCGGCGTGTTCGCGCTGCATCCTCCTGGCGGGGGTCGAGTACGGCATCAGTGAAGCCTTTCAGCGGCACCCGCGCTGTGATTGCACTATGGAGCCGGTGACCAAGTTTCACCGGCCTAAGCCTGCGTCACCAGAGGCCATGTTCGCTGAGATGTCCACAGCGGAGCGGATCTCGACGTTCGGTGAGGCCGGGGCGGAAGCGATTGCCAACGGCGCCGACATAGGCCAGGTGGTCAACGCGCGCCGGGGGATGGGCACGGCTACGGCGTACGGTCACAAGGTTCAGGCCACGACTGAGGGTACAACTCGACGCGGTATCGCTGGCAGGCGCCTACGGGATTTCGAAAAGGTCCCAGGGAAGCGTTACGAGATTTCCCGCACGCCTCGGCTTATGCCCGAAGAAATCATGAAGCTAGCCGAGAACGACCATGACCTACAGATCAGGTTGTTGAAAAAGCACGGCTACATCGTCTGAGGCGCAACGCCCGGACTTAACCACACCCCCGCAATGGAGGCGCTTTAGCATGCCCGAAAACATCGACGTGACCACGGACGACAGCCACGCTGACGACACGGCCACGGTTGACGAGACCACGACGACCGACACCCCTGACACCGACGCCACTCCGGAGGGCGCCGACGCTCTTGGGGACGCCGGTAAGCGTGCTCTTGATTCGATGAAGGCTAAGTGGAAGGCCGAGCGTGACACGCGGCGAGAGCTTGAGCGCAAGCTAGCCGAGTCTGCGAAGCCTGCCGCTGATGAAACCCCCGACCTTGAGGCGATTAAGTCTCAGGCCGTACGCGAGGCAACGGCAAAGGCCAATGCCCGCATTCTGCGTTCGGAAATCAAGGCAGCTGCCGCAGGCAAGTTCCATGACCTTTCCGACGTAATCCCCAACCTGGACCTTGATGCATTTGAGGTCGACGAAAACGGCGACGTTGACGCCGACGAAATCGCATCAGCGATCCAGGATCTCCTAACCCGTAAGCCCCACCTTGCTGCCGCAACGGCCAAGAGGTTCCAGGGCACCGGTGGTGGTGGCGCGGCGCGCAAGGCTGCTGGCCCTACTCAGATCACGCGCGAGCAGCTCAAGCAGATGTCTCCCGCAGCGATCGTCGCGGCAAAGGCCGAAGGGCGCCTAGCCAACCTGTTTGCCGGTAAGTAGCCGGTAACTCCCGAAAGGAAAACCACGCATGGCCGTTGATCTGTTTATCCCCAAGGTTTGGGCCGCTGAGCTTCTAACCGCGCTAGACAAGACGCTAGTTGCGGGTCAGGCCGGTGTGACTAACCGCAATTACGAGGGCGAGATTGCCAACTTTGGCGACACCGTCCACATTGGCTCGCTGTCCAACCCGACTATCTCTGACTACGTCAAGAACACGACCGTCATCAACCCGCAGACCCTGTCTACGACTGATCAGACGCTAGTGGTTGACCAGGCAAAGTATTTCGCGTTTGAGGTCGACGACGTGGACGCGCGTCAGGTCCGCGATGGTGGCGTTCTGATGACCCGTGCCGCTCAGCAGGCCGCGTATGGTCTGGCCGAGGCCACCGACACGTTCCTACTCACCAAGATGACGACCGGCGCGACCAACATCGTTCCGGCGGCGGATGTCACTTCGGCTACTCCGGGTGGCGCGTATTCGATCGTTCTTAAGCTCAAGCTCGCGCTTGACAAGCAGAACATCCCGCAGGCCGGTCGCTTCCTGCTGGTCTCCCCGGACTTCTACGCCGTTCTCCTTTCGGACCCGCGCTTTGTTGACGCCGCGCAGTACGGCTCTAACGCCCCGGTTCAGAACGGTGAGGTTGGCCGCGTCCTCGGATTCTCGGTCATCGTCTCCAACAACCTGCCGGGCGGCACCGCTGGTACTAACCCTGAGGTGTCCAACTTCGTGGTTGCTGGTCACGCGATGGCTACCACGTTCGCTGAGCAGATCAGCAAGGTTGAGGCGTACCGCCCTGAGTCGGCGTTCTCGGACGCGATCAAGGGTCTTCACCTGTACGGCGCGAAGGTCGTTCGCGGTGAGGCGCTGGCCGTTTGCGACGTGGATGTCACGATCGCCTAGTGATCGCGGTACAGGGTCCTAACGGCCTTGTGATTGTCGTCCCCGATGAGCAGATCTATTCGCTTGTCGGGGACGGCACTCGCGGTTACAAGGTTGTCCCTGAATCACGCGACATTCCCGAGCCGGTGGCGGACGTAACCCCGGCCCCCAAGCCTGCGCGTAAGCGGGCACCACGCAAGCCAACTTCAAAGTAGGGGAGTAACGGACGATGGCTCTTGCTCCCCTCGCAACGGTCGCTGATCTGACAGCGCGCGGTGTGACCGTGGATTCGTCAGAAACGACGGTTGTCAACACCTATCTTGCGGTTGCGTCGTCCATCGTCCG